TCCCATCGTGAACGGCTTCATAAGAAGGAAATTCATTAAAGCCGCTGCCTATTGGTAGATCGTATTCAGCGATCAATGCGCTGCTAGCAAAATCATAAACGTAAATAATTCTTGCAACACTGTCCTGGCGAATAGTCAGTCCAAGATTTATGTCATACGTTAAGAAATTAGTTCCTGCTAGGGTTTGTGAATACTCTCTGACAGTGTTTTCAAGTGGACCACCAGCACGAACAATCTCTGCTCGTATATTTGGGCGACGATTGCCAAAGTCTGCAAGTTCAAAACCTTCAATAACCATATAAGCGATACCACGATAAGCCGGGGTATCATCTATACCTTCGATAGATTCAATGAGTGGGTCAGGTTGTTGAGTTTCAGATCCCGTATACAATCGGATAACAAGATCTTCTCTTTTAAACCTGGAGAAATTTGTTTCGCGAGCATCAAAGACAAGTTCAGAATCGAACCAAATACGACGAAAGCCATCAATCAGACCTTCGGCCATTGCTACAGCCATGTGTGCAGAATAACTAAAACTAATAATTGACTGTTCAGACCCCCCACCTTTACCACCAGCCGTTTCTTCATTTCGTGTTTCAATTAAATCAGGAGACCAGACCAAGTTACCCCCGAGTGATATGGTTCCGTATATTCGAGGTATAGCTATGTTGTACGCACTACCGGAAGAACTCAGATCTTCTAGTCGAGGTCCGGTTACTGTGGGGAGTTGTGTCGGAAAGAGATATGCACCAGCAGCGGTTCCAATAGACCAGCCCCACGCAGCACCTTGCGAGGTTCCTCCAGTTGCGTAGAACCCAATAACCGCACCAACAACTCCGACCGCTAGTCTAGCCAATTAGGTAACTCTCCGATAAACGAAACGCACACAATGACATTCTTTTCCAGTAGTGTGCGTATCGGGTTTCGACACATTTTTTTGCCTCTAAATAAGCGTGAATCAATGTATTGTCGTAAGTGTATATTGCGCAATGTCGAGGCAGACCATCCATCGAGACTAGGATTACATCTCCTGGCTGCTTCTGTGTCAGCATTACTTCTGGCATGAACTGACCAACACCACGCGCCAGAGAATTCCCTTTGGGCAATCGCTTGTAGCTCCCAAATTCTCGAACTACCCAATCAACTCCCTCTTGATCTATCGCACCTATTTCATGCATTACTCCTATCAATAATCCAATACAGTCTGTACCAAACTTTTTAGTTCGACCTTGATGGACATAGGGAGTACCAACCCAAGTTCGTGCTTCAGTAATGATGGCATCGACAATGGGGTCATCCTCAATCCGCTGTACGGTTTCCATAATCTAAGTATTCCGCTAGTCCTGGCAAATGTGGAAAGCCTCGAAAGTTAATAACATTCTCGTAAACATCCCGGCACTCAGCTATTGATTTATTACAACCAGGAGTCATTGAATAGGTATCCCCAATTTGAATGTCCGCTGTCATTCGATCAAGCAAAACAATATTAGGGTTAATAGGATCAGTTAGAAGATATTCGCGCACTTCAATTTCTACTCCCGCATTGTTACCAGTCAGCCAACGGATTTTGCCACTATCGAAAAACCCATCAGCATCAGTGAGAGTGGTATCTTCAAACTTTCTACGATTAGTAAGGTCACTAACTGTGCCAGTTATTTCCAATGTACTAATATCAAATCCACACTTGGGGCTGCCAAGTTCGACAATGCATGAGGGAGTGTATTGCTGGATTGTGTCCTGCGTTAAATTTGTAGCAAGTCCACGAAACTCCGCACGAAACAAATCTCGCTCCATACTGACCTCACCCGTTCGACCACGCTTGATAGTAACAATGTCACCGTTAGTCGGGTTCATGTTGTCAAACATAAAGAAAGTCAAGATCGAGTAGTCATACACTCCAGCAATCAAATCGGCATCAGTAATACCTTCACTATCTATAATGCCTTGGAGTTCGATATTATCTACCGCAAGATCCGACGAGCTTTTAATAGTGGAAGGGGAATATCCTATGGCTGGCTCATACGAAATTTTGTCTAAAGTAAACTGTTGATCCCAATCTGTGTAGCCAGTAATCCTAGCCGCGCGATTCGTGTTCAGCGTTCCCGCATCAGCAAGGAAAGAGAAAAAGGCTGACGAGTCGATATCAACTGTAAACACAGTAGGACTAACAAAAGTAACAATACCAATCAAAGCTTCAATATTAGTCATGCCTTGAATGTCACGAAACTTTACCGTGTCTCCGGTCACATATCTGTGAACCACATCTGTAGTGACTTCAGCAGGGTCAGCTTCAGTAATGGCTATAATCTTAGGCTGAAATCTAGTGAGTTCAATATTCAGGGCTGTGCTGAGACTCAAGTTCTCAGACGCAACCATTGTTACTATTGATGCGGGGAGAGTTTTCATGGCAGCGGAATCAAAAGCTCAACCATAGGAACAGACGCACTTTGAATATTGAACGAGTCATATGAAACTGCAAGGCTATCGTTTTCAAAGCGCACCGGCACATCGAATTCATAGCCTGCCGTGACTACTACCCCTCCACCTGGGGGAGACACAAAGGTCACAATGCCGGTCGTATCATCAAAGCTATAGTCGCCTGGATCGGCTTGCAAAACTGTGTCCAGGGCTATCAACACTGTTCCTGCAACTGGCTTCTGAATTAATCGCACAAGGGTTTCGGTGCCAATGGTGTAGTTCTTCACCAACTGGAAATCGACTTCAACGGTATCTCCAACTCCAATTTGTTGATCAAGTTCTGTTGGTGGAGTGGTTAGCGCACCCCCTGACATTTCTGAAGATGTACCACTAGAGAAATCGAAGAAATCTTTGAAACGGAATCCGTTCCAGCGTCCGCGCATGGAGTGAAACCAATCTCGGATAAGATCAAAATCATCATTGGTACGAATGGCATAGCTCGCATCAAAACGATGTCGAGCTTGCGACCAGAGTGTATTGCGCTGCTCATACCCACTTTGCAATACCGTGACCCCCGTTAGAAATTCAGGGCCACCTTGAGTGCCATAGGCTAAGTTATCGGGGAAGCGTGGAGTTTCTACAAAAGCCATTAGCCATTCCTTGTCGTTGCGCGACGTAAGGCATTCTCAACCCGAGCTAGTGTTTGATTCTCACTTGTTCTAAAGCTATTAGCATCAGGAGTATTGACTGTCATGTTCACTTGGATTGGCCTAACTGCCGCACCCGATTTAATGCCTTCAGTAAGATTATCAAGTTGTTTCTGGATACCTTGACTGCCAGTATTGCCTAATGAAATATCTTCATTCGGGATCACTCGTGAACGATTAGATGGCATTATAATTTCAGGACCACGTTCACCGACTAACCTTGGCTGACCACCAATAATTACACCCCCGAGCGCCTTTCCGGTAGGTATAGCAGCGGTGGCGCCAGGGATGGCAAAACTGGTTAAGCCTTGCAGGAAGTTCAAAGCGGCGAGCTTGGCCTGGGCAACAATGAATTCAGCAACAATCCGACTGACCGTATCAATAACTGAGCTTTCCAACTTCGCCAAACTAAATTCAGCCGGATTAATAATGCCCTCGACTAATGTGTCTCCGATTGTGTCAGCCAAGCCTATCCATAATTCTTTCTGTAAGTCCACAGACCCCGATATCTTCTTCTCAAGATTTGTGATTGCAAGATCGTAACGTGCGATTTCTTCCTCTACTTTATCGGCTGAAATACCAAACGCTTCAGGGAACTTTATTACTTCTGCCCGGTTATCTCGTAGCAGATCCAAGGTCTCACGAAGCGCTTCATTCCCTTCCGATTGACTAAATTTATTGAAAGCTTTAGTGATTTCATCGATTGTAGCTGCATCAAGGCTAGTCTTTTCAGGAAGGGGTAATCGTTCTGTTTTAGCTTCCGTTCGTAAAGTTCCCCCTCCACGTCCACCTTTTGTTTTTTTCGTAGCCCGATCAAGAATGTCTTGAATTGCATCCTGGGCTATTCCAAACTCAGTTGCGAGTGCCTGAATAAAATCTTTTGTGAATGTTTCTTTAATCGTTTCAATTACTGCATCTCGATATTCTTGCAATGCTCCCTCAAATGGATTTTCTAATGTCTGTCCAGTTAATTTATCTTGTGTTTCTTTGACTTTATCGATGACTGCATTAAAAGCAGCGGGAATACTGCTCAGATCAAACTCGCTGATCTTCTCGATGAAAACTCCAAATAAATCTCCAATCAATTCGAAACCTTTTTTGAAAGCATCGATAATGAAGTCAACAATACCTGTGAAAAATGCTCGAATATCAAACTCACCTGTGAATACTTGACGGAACGTTTCAACTACCCGGAACAAAATATCGCCAATTGCTTTAGGTGCTTTTTGAAATGAAACAATCATCAAACGAATAGGTAATGTCAGCAAGCCAATAGCCGGATTGACCCATTTCTCCATCACCTTTAATGAATCCTTTAACATCGATGATAACGCTTGTAGGAACTTACTGTTTGCAAACCCATCCCTAAATGTAGTGAAGAAATCACCTGACGCTTTTTTAACGGCTTCAAAAGCTCTCACGGCACCTGACTGAATATCGTCCCACAGAACTTGCATCACTTGGCCCAAGGTGACTCCGGTTTCTTCAACCAAGACAATCTCATCGCGAAACACAGTGAGAACGGAAACCGCAGTTCCGATTGCTTGAGCAAGAAAGACAAAGGGGTGCCTTCGGATAAAAGCAAATAGTGTTGCTACTAACGCTAACGTTGCTGCACCAAAAGCTGCGGCCATACGAAGTCCAACAACTGCAAGTACCTTTGCAACTATATCTAGGTTATCCGCCAGGAAGCGTATCGCCGCAGTCAACTTGTCACTGAAACCAATAGAGTCATCGAGCGCACCAACAAATTGAATTGTCTCAGTACGCAGCCGTTCCATCTCTTGACTTGCAGTAAAGATAATTTTATCGAAGTTACTTTGCGCGAACTCTTTACCCTTGAGCAATGCATCCGCTAACACCTGTCCGGTGAAGAAACCTTCAGCACCGAGTTTTCTGAATGATGCAACAGGTTTGCCAAGACCAGCAGCGATAGTTTCAGCAAGGCCAGGAATTTGCTCAAGCACAGCATTAAGTTCCTGTCCACGGAATGAGTTTGCGGCAATGCCCTGTGAGAATTGAAACAGTGCGCTTGCGGCTGACTCAGCGGATGTACCTGAGAACGCAACTGCTTGGTTGACAGTCTCAGTAATTTCCAATAGCTCCTTTTCACTCAACCCCAACTCTTTGTTAGCTCGACCAAAGCGGAAGAACGTTCTACTGGTTTCCTCCAAGTTGCCGCGCGTCTTACTGGCGATATCAAAAATTGCCTGGGTGCGAAACGCAACTTCTTCTGAGGTATCGCTGACCAAACGCAATCTATTTTCGAGTTCTGTTACTGAGTCGGCATAGGCAACCACTTGGCGTACCGCAAGTAACGCACCAAGTCCTGCTAGACTCTTACCTAACCCACGAGTTGAGTTTTGCGCTCGTGCCGACGAGAAACCAATCTCGTTGATCCGTTTGGCTGTTGTTCCGGCGCCTCGTGCGGAAAAGACTATAATTACATTGTCAAGAGTTGTTGCCATGATTATTTAATCGGTATCGCAGTTCTGCGAACACCACCACCTTGATAGATTGAAACCATAACAAGAGCGTTCTTTCCTTTTGCTTCAGCTACACCTTGCCTAACGGCTTCCTCAACGTAACCTGGAGCGGCAAAGGGTTGAGCTTTGGTAATGCGGATTATGCCTGTATTGATTAGAGCGGTATGTCCTGCGGTATTAGTTAGAAATAGATCATTTTGAAGCTTAGCTTTCTTAATTGCCCCGATTGCTCTTGAAAACGTAGCAGCGCCACCGGGATCTCTCCGTGGAGTAGCACGAGACGGAGCGCGTTGCGTAATGCGCCAGCTTCCACGAGCTAAACCCGTATCCACTGGCGTTTTGAAAATAACATTACGAGTTACAGACTTCGCAATGTTATTCCGCATTTTCGCGCCGCCTCGCTTGTAATTGATTGCGAAGTTCTGCATTTTGAGTGTTAGGCTCCGCAGTGTTTCCTTTGCCATCTCGATTTTTCCTTTTCACTTCTTCCATGCGATTTCGAGTCTGTCGCTTCTCATCCATGTAGTCACAAAAAGCCGTGTCCATATGGTCCATAAAAAACTGAAAGCGGTAGAAATCAGGACCAGTGACTTTGTACCGTTGTGCATACTCATGATATGCAAGCCAGGGAATCGGCGGAACCGAGTTAACTCCCTGAGCACGACAAGAATGGCACCACCAAAAAGCTTCTACGTAGAAGCTAAAACCGGGGTGTAATTCTGGAGGTTCAGCCACCCTAGCATTTTTGATTTCCACTCCCATCTCCGCCGCAGCCGCCTCTAACTTATCTACTACAGGTTCCGTAGTAAGTTGCCACAACAGAAAGCTTGTCAGTTTTTTACTTCTTCCTCCATGATGTTATGAGATGCCAAGAAGTTATCAGCGTCAGCCGCTTGCCCGTACACAGCCATCATCAGATCAGGCAGATCTTCAAACAACTTAATCGCGTTTTCAGGAGTGAACTTTAAGTTCTTTCCATCGCGACCAGTCACGCCTTCCCACTTGATCAGGCAGTGATGTACGAGAGCAACACGAATAATTTCTTCACCTTGCTCATTGTTGAGGTTCTTTCCCGCAGCACGAAATTTGCGGTTCTCACGTTCCACATATTTAGTGAAGGGAACATTGGCACCCCCCGCGCGTTTGAGCCAAAACTTCGCTCCAGACGCAGGCATTTCAATGCGAATGCCCTCCCCGGCTTCAGCTTCTTTGCTGGTCTCAAATTGATCGTAAAGCGTTGCTTTTGTTATAGACATCGGTTTCCTCTCTAGGCTATAAAGAACAGTCGTTGAACAGCCATTGTATAGCCCAGAGCGGTATCTCGAATCGCTTGATATTCCAGCGGTATCGTCACGTCTTGGTTCTTACCGGGTACTTCCGGTGAACCTCCAGAGAACTTAATACGTGGAAGATCGAGAACGATACATTGAGCACCATCATCCTGAAAAATCAGGTTGAAGCTGGTCTCTGCGTTATTGATCACGTCAACCGCAATCGTTTCGTCATCGAAATACGTACCCAAGTTCCCGGTGACCGAGAACTCCCCTGAGCCAATGTCGATGGCTCCGAGAAACCCAACAGCGGGGAGACGACGGAGATTGTTATTTATCTCCACCGTCGCCTCTAACACAAAGTTAGCCCCGCTAATTGGTACGCCGCCTCGCGCAATTCGGGCTACATTGGAACTGGAGTTAAGGACGGTGTTCGCTGGTGCAACAATATCCGTTGCACCTACAAATCTTGTAGTCACTAACTCCGCTAACGTTCCAAAGAAGCCGCCAGTCGCAGTCACAATCGATTGCGAAGTTGCGCTAATCGAAAGTGTATTTATTGCCTGTCCGAAAAAGTTCTGGTAAGTAACCGGCGCATGGTCGGTGAACTGTTCTTCCAGGGTGAAAGTACGCCGGTTAACGCCATTAACAAGCACGTCTCCGTAGTACAGAGTAATGGTTTGTGCTACCGCAGTGTCCGTTGCCCAACCCGCAGGCACTTCGCTCAACACAAGTTGAAGTGCTGTAACACTCTCAACCTTGACCCAATCGTTATTTTGGGGTTCAGCAACAAAGCCGTTAATTGCCGTGGTGCCATCGATCTTGATATACATCCCCGGAAGAATGCCCATTACAATGAAACTAAGTGTAGCGGTATCAAGCGTGTTGGGTACACCAGCCGTTGCGGTAATATCACCCGCAACACCTTGACACCCCACTTGATGCACTTCTGCATTAGCCGGGGGTACTGCTTCCAGCACGAAGGCTGTAACAATCAGGTTGGTGCCACTGGACAACGTTTCCGCACGAGCCACGAGATTGTTAGCCGCTTCGCCAAAGTTCCGCGTCTCAACCATCATGCCTACTACGAAGTCATCGCCGGTCGGATCTACCACTGTCATATCACCCGATGCAACACTGGTGATCTCACCCGGTCGTCCGATCCGTCGAGTAATATTGACGAACGTATTTTGCAGCGCGCCGCCAAAGATGATGTCGAGTGCTTCGAATGAAAGTTCGAAACCGACTTCGCCGCCTGCATCCGCACCGACCAAAATAAGATCAGTGATCTGCCGGTCGGATCTGATTTCCTCCGACACTACAGTATTTGGTTCGAAAGCAAGGGAAGGTGCGTTTGTGATACGCAAGGCTTGGATCGCAGGAGTGGCGGGAGTAACCCCAAGTGTCACTTCTTCTACGAGTCCTAACTGTACGCGATTGGTGTCTGACATAACTGTCTCTCCTATTTAATCTCGTCATAAGTGAACTCAGCGGTCACAACAGTTCGAAAAAACTGCCCCTGGTCATCCGGTCCTGTTTCCACAGGGAAAACGTCTTGAAACCAAATGTTGCCGGTCAAATGCACCCCATCGAATGCATCCATCGCGACTTGTGTAAGTTGATCATTCAGAATAGTGCCGCCTTGACTATCCTTATCACCTTTAAGAGTATTAATCTCAACGGCAACGAACCCCTCACGTCTAAATCTTCGGCTCGATCCGCCGAGTGAAGCTATTCCACCACCTACATGCTGAACTTCGACTGTAGCATGTGGTTGCGGCCAATTTTTAACATCCTTCTCCGGGTCGAACGGAACATTTTGATAGACGATATATGGAACGTCTGCCAAAATACTCCGGGCAATAACTTGAGCCGCCCAAAACGTATCGAACTGCTCAAATATTCTGTCTCGTGCTTGGGCAATAGTAGTCATACCAACTCCAACAGCACAAGAAAAATGACAGGCTCATTGCCTGGGGCTATGGATACCTGATCGGTGATCTGATACTTCGTCCCAAGAGTACGAATGATATCCTTAATTCCTGGCGCCGCAGGTAACCCCAATGCAGCAATCCAGCCAGTCCAAGCAGCACGTTTAATGAGGTCATCATCTGTCGTTTGCTGAAAGTCTTGAAAGATCGATGGCTGATCAAACACACACTTGGTAATCACTGTGCTCGTTTTCATTCGTTTGCCAAGCCAAGGCTTAGTAGGGTCATTCAATCCCGATGCCGTGTCTCGGAAAATTTCAATGTCGCGACCATTCTTATTGATCAAACGCAAGGCAAGCTGAATGAAGTTGTCGTAACGACTTCCACTACTGCCAAAGTTTGATGCACTAAGAACGCTGGCGAAATCATTTGCCATTAGCTGAGTGTTCCCTTATCGACTGTCACTAAAAAGTGCAACGTCTCATTAAAGCCGCTGCCTACATCATCAGCTTGAACCTCGATGAGCAACTTGTTCTCATCATCGATAATGGTCTGAAGCAGCGGCGACGTATCAGGTGACCCAGGGGTTTCCAATAATATTCCTGTTTGAGCCGCAGCAAAACCACCTGGAATTGTGATGTCCCATAAGTTTTCATTGGGGCTGACTTGCTGCACAGCCGTTGCGAACGGACCCAGGTATACGATTATCTTTTCGAGATTGACAAGATTAACTTGCACATTCGCAGTTAGGGGTATTGCTGCACCCGCGCTATCGGTGATATCGATCTGAAATATCAGATCATCCCCCGCAGTAATAAACGGACAACTGACTGGTTCTACTGTTGTAGGTGTTGCCATCTACACACTCCTTAATTGCATCGTTAGTGTTGGGGTCTGACTCAACGTCATCGTCAACACTTGACTCGTAGCGACACTGGCAATCAATACTGGTGATTGCAAGAGATCCATATTCAAACGTCCTGAACTGTTAACTATAATCACACCCGTTCCTGTGCCACCAAAAAGTAAAACTCCTGCTAATAACATCATTATTCTGTCAACGATGTGTCTTGCGTTTGAGTCGTTATAACTGTCTTTGCCGGAATCAAATCTGTAGTTGTTCCTTTACGGTAATAGTGCAACAACCCCCCTGTCTGATCGAATACCTGATCAGATTCGAGTAATTCAATACCCAGGGCTGCGCGTTCTGTGTCTAACAAAGCAGTGATATCTACAGTCGATCCCGCTGAGTTATCTAATAGCTGAGCTACACCCCGAACAGAAATAGTTCCCAATGTGCATGTTGCATCAAGTGTGCATTTACCCTGTGCGAATTCCAGTGTTACCGCATCGTCCGCATGATTACAGTTAGTTAGCGTAAGCCCACCACTGTATCCCCGCATACTCAACTTTGCTCCAGTGCTCGATGCGTTCATGCTAAAGATCGGTCTGCCTAAACCAGCAACACTCGAATGCGGATCAGAGTCGAAAACCACTTCACCCGCTGTGGCTATTTCATTGACACCCTGTAAATCACAATTAGAGAAATGTCCGTCGATACCAGTAACCCCAACCAGCGCACAATCCCTTGCTGTAACTTCGCCGGTCATCGCACCAGTTAGATCGCAGCTATGAAATTCAGACTTGTCTACGTTCTGTCCATTCAGATCAATTGTTGGTTTGCCAACTCCCATAACCACGAAGTTTTTGATCTGTCGATCAACCGTTGCATCAGCCAGTACCACAAGCGACTTGATGTTGTTTGTTTCGGCATCGTCAATCGCATCACTCCAGTTGTTGTATGGGGTTTGCTGATACCCATTGCCGTTCAACACCAACTCAGTGTCAATGAAAATTGACCGTTGTACTTGACCGTGTATGTCATCCAGAGAATCAGGATTCAGCATTGCAGCCGATGTAGATTTCTCGATGACTAGATGAGTACCAAACGTGGGCATCACTGGATCAAGAGTCACAAACAATTCATCAACTGCGGTCGTGTTACCCGCACGAATTACGCGCCGATTCCAGTTAAAGACTCCATAACTATCTGACATAGCAAAGTCATTATCAGTTCCATTAACTGGAACAGTGACTCTCAACTCTGTTTGAGAAATCACTTCCAGCACATCAGAAATAGATTCATCCGTAAAGTTAATGACCGCAGCACCTAACTGCACCCCGTTAGATTCGAACATTGCTGAAATATCAATCAATCGGATATTGGGGAAAGTGCTTTGAATTGGAGCCGAGCTTGCAGTCGTGGCTGTACCTGATTGAACAGCAGTACGAACAGACGAAAATCCAAGTAGTGCGTTTCTACCTTGATAGGTAATACCAACAAATTCACCACCACCTAATGATTGCTTACCGGAAGCATCAAGCAATGAGGGATGAGCCATCCCCTGCCAGCCGTATTCAAGCAGGCGCAGTTCATCGACCGCTGTTTGAATGGTCAATTCTGTAGCTGCTTCCTCGATACTGAATCGAGGATCAGATTCAAATTGAGTTGCTAAACTCATCTCTCAGACTTTCCCGCCTAATGCTTTCAGTTCTTTATCCCGAAACTCACACATACCTCGACGTTCTTGAAGCATGGCAATACTTTTAAATTCTGCTTCAATTACATCATCGCAACGTTCCAGTGCTTCTCGACACATCTGGATTTGATCCTGCATCTTTCCAACCTGATAGGGCGGAAAGCGTTTTTTCAGCAATTTGATTTGCTCAAGATCGCCCGGAATATTTTCATCAAGCTTCGCCACTTCTTCATCACGATAACTGCACATTGAAATATGACCAGTATATTCATTAATGATTTCGGATTGCTGTAACTTAACAATCTTAATCCGTTCAATATTCTCGGTGCATTCCCTGAGCCAACCATCCAGATACGCAATCGTCTCGGGAGGATATTTAGCCCGAACGGTTGCAATTTTATTCCGCTTCTCGTGTGCGAGAGCATCCGCAATTTGATTTCTTGCGTGTGCTCCCGCTACGAGAGGCAAATCTTCAATCTTGGTTTGAGCGATGCGAATAGATGCCACACCGACCTGACCAATATTCGAAGATCTTTTACTTTTATCTGCCATATTGTTTTCCTGATTACGTGGCAATCGTATCGTCTGCTCGCACAACTGTTACCCCACCACCAGACGCATTGATTTCCGCGTTCTGAGTGAAGGGCAAGATTCCTCCAAGACCCCCCAGGCGAACATTCACAACCACATCGAACGTAGTGCTTTGAACGAATGTGTTTTGTTCCGTTCCAGGCGTGATGTCCGAACCGATTGTTTCTTCAACATCCAGCAACAGATCATAGATGTCATCTGAAGTTGCGTAGAGTTGAATCAACGAATTGATCTGATAAGTAGCGCCAATAACAAAACCACCACCTGTGCCGAAGATCTGCACGATGCCGAGAGTATCTTCATCTGTAACATCGGTAACCTCATAAACATTACCTGCGCCACCACCAGTTAAGATTCGAATCAACATTCCAACCAACACATTGTCAGCCTGGAATGTTTGCCCGGTATCTTCTAGCACTGTGTCACTGGTGCCTGCGGTTGCAGTACCCGCATAACTCGTACCTTGATTTCGCAGATTGAATTCTTCATCCACCAAATTCACAGTGTCGTAAACATAATGGTGTTCTTGTTGCAGAGTGGTTTCAACAATCCGAACAAAACCCGATTGTGGTACTTCGGCATCGAGCACACCCGCAGCCCGAATGATTCGATCATCTTGGTCATTGTAATCAACAGCAGGGGTTTCAATCCCACCGAACTGATCTTTATCGATGAGTCCCGCTGTGCCAGTGTCACGAGCAACCAAAATGCGATCACCAATTCGAGTATTGCTGACTATGAACGCAACCGTGTTTGGCGGCGTTCGCAGAATACCCAAATTATCCGTAAGGATGTATGCCTGGGTATCCGCACCCGCAGGGTTATCAAAGAACACTCCACGCGCGCCAAATATTTGTGAACCTGTAAAGGTGCCAAACGGCGAAGATTTCGGAGACGTGTAGGTCTCGATGCCAAACGTGCCAGCACCATGAAGGGTTACATCATTACTTGCCTCATCATCCACAATATCATCGTTCGCTGGCTGATTTGCCGCCAGTGAAGATTGAATATCAGTCATGGTGATGTGAGTTACTTCAGCACCAGGAGGGGCATTCTCTTGACACATCAAACGCCCAGAGAAACCCGTTCGCGTTGAGATAATAAGATCATCACCTTCAACCATCAAACCCGTTACTGCATCGTATTCAAACGTACCATCGAGACCACGATAGGTTTCGCCGGGAACATTCATACCAGTAATCATATCCGCGATTGCGCCGCGCCGAGTTATATATTTAATGCGTTCATAAACTTTGGCGATAAGTACATCACTTTGAGCATCAACAGTAATGGAATACGTTTCAAGCGTTCCGTCACCATCATGATCTTGCTGATTGTTACCCAAAGCTAGAGTGACCGTACCACCTTGACCCGCTGCCGGATCAGTCGGACCTAGCAAGTTAACAATGGGGGCTGCCGTGGTCATCGTTGCACCACCACCATTGCGGGTCAGTGTTTGAGCACCCGAGCTAAACAAGTCAATTGTTACGTCGCTCACAAGGTAATACTGGAGGATCGGCGTCGCTGTGGTCCCACCTACTGCGGTAATAACCACCTGTGCGCCACTCACTGCTTCGGTAGCTACATCACCAACCACGAAAGGACCAGTACCCGTTGCACCAACCTCAGTAACCCGGCGATCTCCAGTTGTGTTATTGATATCGGGAGACGACGCCAATGGAAGCGCTTGGAAACCACCACCAGCAACATTCAGTCGGAAGTTGTCATACAGCGCAGTGTACCGTCGAGAGAAAATCTCAAGGTCACCGTCTTTCAGTAAAGGCCAACCTCCAGTAGCCGGATCGGTTGTCCGCACGAGAATCGAAACGATTCCCAAGTTCACAGTCGGATCGGTTGCCCACCACTGGAAAGCTCCTGCTTGATCAGTCAGCTTAATGCGATCCTGCACAACGTAAACTTCTGTTGCAGTTGGCACACTACCAATGGCTTGCATAGCGTTATAGGAAACGCTGCCGTTTGTTGCGGCTATAGATGCAGCAGAAGCACCAATTCCACCAGTTGCAGCAAGCGCACCAGTACCATCGAATAGATCCGTTGTCGGATCGCTTGGACGAATCCAGGCGAGCAACAAACCATCAGGCAACACTTCGAAATCAAGCAAGGTGCCTTCGTAAGCCCCT